CCTCGTTCGGTAACTGCCACTGACTGGTACCAAACCAGTGCGAAGCCATGTTTTTCTTTCCGGTGGCTTCCGCTATCTGTTTTGACGTTATTCCCAGTGATTTACGCGCATCACGAAAGTAAGAAATCAGCGGGGCCATGACGTGCTGTTTTAGCTCGCGCCCCTGTGCCACATAGCCATCATCTTTCGGGCGATACGGTCCCTGATAATGTTCTGCAAACAGAATGCGCTCTGTTGCCGGAAAATACGCCCGCAGACTTTCCTTATTGCACCCGTTCCAGCGTCCGGACGGCTTCGCCCAGATAATGTGGTTCAGCACATTAAAGCGCTCACGCATCATGATTTCGGTGTCAGATGCCAGGCGATGACCACAGAACAGGTAAAGACTTCCGGCAGGCTTCAGTACCCGCCAGAACTGCGCCAGACACTGGTCCAGCCATTTCAGGTAATCATCGTCGCCCTCCCACTGGTTATCCCAGCCCTCGGGCTTCACTTTAAAGTATGGCGGGTCTGTGACTATCAGATCGACAGAGTTTTCCGGTAAGGTCTGGATAAATTCCAGGCAATCAGCGTTGATTAACTCACAACTGGATATTTTTACAGTATTAATCATAGATCAATAAGCACTTCTCTGATAGGCTCATACCGCTTTTGCGCAAAGCAGATGGGCCTGAGGTTTGCTTGTGACCCCAACGCATGAGCAGATGGCTGGCAGGTGCCGCTAACACCCACCAGCCGCCCATTACCACAAATTAAAAAGCCTTCACTGCGGAAGGCGTCTGTAACAACCGAACTGATAATCTGCCAGACCCGCCATAACAAGCTGAGTCAGTATTAACTGGCAGCGTTCGCGTGAAAGGTAAGTATTCTGCGCAATTTCCCCGACGGTCGCCGGTTCGGTGACGCTTAATTCATTAAACACCACTCTGGCGGTTTCGGTCATATCCAGCTGTTTTAGCATGCCTTTTTCCCTTTTCCGGTTAACGTGACATACCAATACCTCTTGTCGAAAAAGCCAGCAAGCTGAAAGACCAGTATTCACAACAACCAGCGCGTTTAATGTTCTGTGCCGTTTTTCAGGCATAAAAAAAACCCGCATAAAGCGGGTTCTTTCAGGTGTCCATGTCTGCTATTCGCCTCGCGGTACAGCTTTGCGAAGCGTAGCTGGATTGAAACAGTTTATGGCTAAAAATACAAGCTTTTTTTCTAAAACTGCACAAACCTTACTACCAGCCAAAAATCCTCTTCGTGCAACAACAAACGCCCTCCAGATTCTAAGCGTCAGTAAAAGAAAATGCATCTCGCATCAGTGGATACAGAATAAACTCAGCTATTCTCAGCCACATATCTATACGATTGCGGCATGTTGCATAGCACCACTCAGGGTGAACCTCATTCAACAATTCAGCCATTTTGCGTTTACTCATCCCCCGCCCTTCGTACCTTTGCCGCAGGATATCAATCAATCCAGGATAACGTGCAAGCGCTTTACTTATCACCCCATCAATGCGTAACGCCTCTGCATCAGTACAGTGAGACAACCAGCTCTTCTGTCTGCCAGCGATCATCTCTCGCAAGAATGCTTCCAGCTCTGGTTTATCAATCCCTGACTCCCTGATTCTACGCAGGGCTTCATTGACCGCGGTTTTTGTCAGTTTTTTGGATGCCAGCAACTGATTGAACATATTTCCTGGTTTGCCACCACCTATATACGACCAACGCCCCCACATCCGTAATTTCCCCTGGATCCAGACGGCTTCCAGCGTTTTTAGACGTAAATGCTCGCCGCTTTTGCCTGTAATTTCCGGATATATCATATTTACGATCACTCACTCTCAATTTTGTAAATCTTCACGCCCAGCCGCCCCCCAGGAACGCGCTGACCGCGCACAATATTGATTTCATCAAACTGCTCGTCGTCTATGAGAAGTCCGGCATGCGTCAGCGCATCCAGTGGTGCTTTCAGGATATTGTCCAGGTCACGACGACGTTTATCCGGTGGCTCTGCAATAATCTTTATCGCCAGCCTTCCGGACAGGTTTAATTTCAGCCGCTGCTGGCGAACAATAAGCGCCACATCACGGCGATAACGCTCACCGGCTTTTGATACAAAATATGTGCTGCCACGACGTCGCCAGTAAGTGTTCACCGTTGGCGGGTAAGGCAAAACAAATTCTATGCGTTCAGTCATTCATGCTTTCCACTTCAGGACACCCGAATTTCTCGCGTGCATTAAAAAACGAATCAGCAACAACAGCTGGCTGCCGTGTTTTTCTTCAAAATCTTTTACCCCGGCGTGTAGTTCGCTATGGCATTTACGGCACAGCGGAATAACAAACAAATCATCAGCCTTTGTTCCCATCCCTCCCAGTCCATGACCAATGATGTGATGCGGATCATCTGCCTGATTGCCACACGTCATGCATTTCTGCGTTTTTACCCAGCGCGTGTATACAGGCATCTCTTCCCGTTGTGGTTTCTGGCGCTGGAGATACTGAGCCGGTGACTCCGGATCAACGGCAATGCTGACCACCGTCTTTTCCTGTGGTGGATTCTGTTGCTGGTGGGCGTGAGGCAACGGCGCAATATTTTTTGTGCGCTGCTTCAGTATGCTGATGGCGGTCTGCTCTCCCGGTACGATGTCGCTCTCGCGGTATACTGAGCGGATTTTTTCACCCGGAAGCTTCAGGATTCGACGCGCCATATTTTCGGTCATGGCATCCACTACATCATTTACAGAAGCCCAGCAGCACAATTCAGCCAGCGATAATTCCCGCTCCTGCGTGCCATTCACTGCATGGCGTATGACGTCAATCATCCATGCTGACAGGTTTTGATGAGCAAGTTGCCCGAGTGATTCGGATGTCTGGTCACGCAACTGGTTGTCGCAGTGCCAGCACAACACCATCGCGCCGGTACCGTAACGATGTATGACGATTTCACTGTGATGATAGTCACCATGAGGCCACTGGCAGGATTTGACATGACGCAACAGCCAGTCAGACAGTGCCCCAGCGCCGCCAGCAGCACGAATCACCCGCTCATCGCTGAAAAATGGCAGTAATGATTTATCCTCCGCCAGCGGCTGGCGAACGGCAGGGACGACTCCGGACGGCAGACCGCGCATGCTTTTCGGTTCAGGCTCCACCAGCACTCGAGGGTTATGAAATACTTGCATGGATTCACGGCCCGGCCTAAGGACCACCAGCCCAAGTTCCGGTACCAGAACAGGTCGAAGTAATATCCGCACGTTACCTCCAGATCCGTTGCTGGTATGTGCGGGATGGGCGCGGTGAGCGTTCGGAATAAGGGAGCCTGACATAGATTATCCAGTGACGATAATCGAGGCTGAGGGCTTTCTTAACCTCGTATCCGCGCCTGCGGTAACACTGAATTGTCCATTCAGCCTGCTCTTCAGTACATGGAGGGTGTTGGAACCATTCAGACTTGAATGCGTGAGAATACCGCTCGTGCGTGCAGGCAAGAACGGGCGAATTATCAGAATTGTAATATTTTACGTTGCGTGCCATCGGTTTTCTCCGGTGGCACGGTGTTACTCAGCGGGAGTTCAGCCCCGCGCAAGATTGTAGATGAGTTTATTCTTCTGCAAAAGCTGAAAAGCCTGCTTTTATTCCGATCTCTTTCAGTGCCTGTAATGAAGTGACAAACTCACCTTCGCGCAAGATAAATCCGTCTGTCACTCGACCATCCACAAAATTAATTAACGCAGCCCCATTCTTTCGCAAACACATAATGCGGTAATGACTAACAAGATTTCCATTTTCAACGCACACAGCATAGAGGCCATCTTCACAAAAAATTTTACGCAGTTCTTCGATGTTCATCATCAGAATCCTTCCGGATAATTAGCTCTCCCCTTTAAGGGACCATCCCTCTTATCCCTGCGCGCTACTTAAGTATTTTTGATTCTATTCCGGCGCCGTCCAGAACTTCAAACGCGTTGAAAATAAAAACAAAAACCCGCCGAAGCGGGTTAAGTGCGGGTGCGTTGAGGATGCCTGCCACATCAGAGGTGGCGAGGGATTTCTCCCTCGCCGGGTCTCTTACTCCTCAGGTTCGTAAGCTGTGAAGACAGCGGCCTCCGTCTGGCCGGTTCGGATTCGTACCTCGCAGAGGTCTTTCCTCGTTACCAGTGTCGTCACTATGACGGTTAAACAGATGACGATCAGGGCGATTAACATCGCCTTTTGCTGCTTCATAGCCTGCTTCTCCTGTGTAAGTTCACAGAGATATTGCAATTGCCTCCGGATAAGTAAGGGGAGATTGCACTATGCAAATGCAGCATCTGATGGTTGGCTATCCTAAGTACTA